TTCTGGAAAATATATTTTTCATAAAGGTTCTGCTTTTGTTAAAGAAATAGAGAACAAGTTTAAAGAATTAAATAAAGCAGAAAAACCAAAACCATTTTCAAATATTAATAAATGGAGTCCTGCTGATATATGGGCAGTAAAAAGTGGTGTAACATTTGACTTTAATCAATATTCAACTTTAGGTGAATGGACAAACGAACTAAAAGAATTGTATGACAAACAAGATTTAGTTGGCATATCATTAAAAAAAGCAGAAGGTTCTGTAACAACAGAAGAAAAAAATACAACTGGATTTATTCGTAGACCAGTTAAGTATGGTGGATATAATAAACAGAAAAACTTTTTTAGTTCAAAAGATTTTTACATTTATTTGAATAAAATAAAAATGCAACTTAGAACTTTTGATGTGGTAAAGAGTTGGCAAGGTGAAGTTAAGGGAAGAACAGCATCAGCTGGTAAAATAGGTGGTGGTATATTAGAATCAATAATGATTAAAAATAGTACAATAACAAAATTTCCTTACACAAATGCACAGTTAAAAACAATTGCTACTAAACCAACCTCAACATTTTTAGATGAACTCTATCAGATGTATGTTGCATTAGTTGGTAAAAGTGCGATAGATAAAGATAAATTTATTGAACAAGCCAGTGCAAAAAGAATTGGTAGAGTAAGTGGTGCAGATTGGAGATTTTCAAAGTTTAGAGGATTGTTCTATGTTATACAATTAGAAAGTAACAAAATGATAGCAAGTAAAGTGTGTGATAACATTGCAGCTTATTCCTTATCTGCATCTGATGAAGCTGCTCCTCATGTGGTGTATAGGTAATGATAAGATTTGCACAAACATTAAACGAAGATAAGGGTGGTAAGAATTTACACCTAGAGCATCTGGAAGATGAAATCATTAACTATGGAGTTGATGGTGGTAGAGCTGCAATCAACTTCCTACGTTCATTAAGAGATATGCTTGCTGGTAATGCTCGGTCTTCAATCAACATGACTGTCAAGTGGGATGGTGCGCCTGCGATATTCGCTGGTATTGACCCAGAAGATGGTAAGTTTTTTGTTGCAAAGAAATCAGTATTTAATGCAACTCCAAAACTCTATAAGACAAACGCAGAGATTGATGAAGATGGACTATCTGGTTCATTGAATAGTAAGTTCAAGATAGCACTTGCAGAGTTTTCCAAGTTAGGTATCAAAGATGTACTTCAAGGCGACTTGATGTTTACATCAGAAGATAAAGGTAATGAAAAAATTGATGGAAAGTCCTTCATTACATTTCAACCTAACACAATAGTATATGCTGTAGACCCCACATCAGATATTGGCAAACAGATTAACAAAGCAAAGATTGGTATTGTATGGCATACAACATACACAGGTAAAGCATTACAGGATATGAAAGCATCATTTGGTGCAGATATTAAAGGATTATCTAAACCAACATCAGTATGGATGGACGATGCAACTTACAAAGATGTATCGGGTAGTGCTACAATGAACTCAAAAGAAACAGAATCAGTAACAGCTGCACTTTCTGCAACTGGTTCTACTTTTAAAAAGATTAACTCAATGCAATTAAAGAAGTTTCTTAATCTACAGGAAAGTATGACAGGTGCAATCGCTGGTGCATCTCTCAAAACATACAATAACAGTAAGGTTCGTGCTGGAGAAAAGATTACTAATCCCAAAGCTCATGCAAAAGGATATGAAAAATGGGTGGAGATGTCAATCCAAAAACAAATTGATAAAGCAAAGAGTGTAAAAGGAAAAGATAAATATACAAACATGCAAAAAGAATATGTAAGAGAAGTTAAGAAACACGCTACCAACTTAATACAAATAATCACATTTCAAAATTATTTGGTTGATGCAAAAATGCAAATTGTAAAAAAACTAAATAGTGTAAAGGGATTGACAAATACTTTTATCAAGACCGCAAATGGATTTAAAGTAACTAACCCAGAGGGTTATGTTGCGATTGATAGGGTTAGTGGTGGTGCTGTTAAACTAGTGGACAGAATGGAGTTCTCGTTTAATAACTTTACCGCAATAAAGGCATGGGATAAATGAAAAATTTTAGAGATATCGTAGAGGCTCGTGGTGATACAGCTGTATTCACTTTTGGTAGATTTAATCCACCAACAACAGGTCACGAAAAACTCATAGATGCACTTGCAAAACAACAATCTAAGAACGCTGGTTCTATGATGTATGTGTATCCATCACATTCACAAAACGCTAAGAAAGATCCACTACCACACACACTAAAAATTGCATATATGAGGAAAATGTTTCCAAAGTATAAAAGCAATGTCATTGTAAGCAAATCAAGAACTGCTCTGGAAGCAGCTGTCGAGTTACATAAAAAAGGACATCGTTCTATTGTAATGGTTGTTGGTTCTGACAGAGTTACAGAGTTTAACACTCTACTCAATAATTACAATGGTGTAGATTCCAAACATGGTTTTTATGGTTTTGACGATATCAAAGTTGTATCTGCTGGAGAACGTGACCCAGATTCAGAAGGTGTATCTGGTATGTCTGCATCTAAGATGCGAGCTGCAGCTGCTGATGGTAATTTCGATTTATTCAAAACTGGTGTTCCATCTACCTTTAAAGATTCACTAAAACTTTACAATGATGTTCGCAAGAATTTAGGTATTCGTGAAGAAAGAGATATGGGTGAGATGACAGACTTTGAAACACTCAGAGATTTGTATCTTACAGGTAAACTTTGGAATGTGGGTGACATTGTAGAAGCTCATGGTCACGAAGGTAAAGTTATTAATAAAGGCACAAACTACTTGACATTTGTATCTGAAGATGGAAAAGTACATAAGACTTGGTTACACGATATTGTAGAACGAGATTACAAAAAAGAATACGAAAATTATCAAGGAACACCAGAACAGATTGCAAGACGTTCTTCTAGAAACAAAGCTCGTAGACTTATGGGTGACAAAGCAGTAAAGGGTAAAGATGTAGGACATAAAGACAATAATCCTCTAAATAACGACCCCTCTAATTTGAAAATGGAAGACCCATCTAAAAATCGTAGAGAACCAAGATTAAGAAATGAAGTAAAACAAGATAAAGAGATTAAAGACAGAGAAGGTACTCAACCAGCAAAGTATTATGCAAAAGATACTGAAGGTGATACCATGGCTAAGTCTACTAAACAAGCTCGTGCAAGACACTTTGATAAAAAGAAATCAGGGCCAGCGCCAGGCGATGCATCTGCAACAACTAAACCATCTAAACATACCAAAAAGTTCAAACAGATGTTCGGTGAGAAACCCATAGATGAAGTAAGAGCAAAACAAGCAGTCAATTCTCGTGGTAAGGTTCAGAAACTTGTAACTGCACATGGTCTTAAATTTAAAGGTAAAGTATATAAAGAAATAGACATGGAGTTGGTAAAAATTAACAACTCAACTGAAATGGTTACATTTAATATTATTCATCCAAAAGAAATCTTTGGTAATGAAACTAATATATCATTTAAAGCATTAAAGCGTGGCCCATTTATGGCAACCGATACTTCTAAAATAAATGAAGTTCTTGGTAAAGACGCAGACATGGGTGATTATATCAAAGATTTCGAGAAGTCTGATTCTCCACAGTTTAAAGGTAAGTCTAAAGAAAAACGCAAAGAAATGGCGATTGCTGCATATCTATCAAAAAATGAAGAACTAGAATTTTATCAGTTAGATGAAAAGATTGCAGGACTTGTAACAAAAGCAAAGAAATCTGGTATGCCGTATGGTATTCTAAAGAAAGTATATGACAGAGGAATGGCTGCATACAAGACAGGACATCGGCCCGGCACTACTTCACAACAATGGGCATTTGCAAGAGTTAATTCTTTTGTTACCAAATCTGCTGGAACTTGGGGGAAAGCAGATGCTGACCTTGCAAAACAAGTTCGTGGTGAAGATTTTGGTATGATACCAAAGAAGAAACAAAAAGGACATGAAGTTCTAGGAACTGGTGGTGCATTTGGTGAAAAAGACAAAAGTAAAACAAACGAAGAAAATCCTTGTTGGGATGGTTTCAAGCAAGTCGGTATGAAAACAAAAGGTGGAAAACAAGTTCCTAATTGTGTTCCAGAAGAAACAACCGCAGAATCCTGTTGTGATGATTGCATAGATGAAAAAACTTTAGGTAAAATGGCATTTGATAAAATTTACAAGATGACTCACCCAAAACACTATGACGCTCTTGTTAAAGCCTATGCAAATTTGGTAAGAAACGAACCACAAAAAACACATGCTCATCTTGCTGGTAGGGCAGTTAAACAGTATAATACAAAAGTAGATGCAAAAGCTTTGATGACATATGTTAACAAACTAGTTGCTATGGGTAAACTACCAAAAGAATTAAAGGCTGACTTTGATGTCAACCAATCAGAATCCCTAAATAGTTGGGGTGAAATAACAGAAACAGACAAGAATAGCGGTAAAGAACTTAATAATCCTACAAAAGGCGATGTTAAGAAATACAAAGTTTAT